GGAATTACTCGAGCCAACCGGAAGCGGTTACAAAAGTAGAGTTCACTATAACAATAAGTGAATGGATACAACTGGAGAAGTCAGAGGCTTGGAAAGCAGTGGTGGATAAGCTGGAAGAATTTGCCGGAAACAAGTACAAACCGTAGCACATACATTTAAGAGGGGTGGTGAGCGGTGAAGTTAGAGATCGTCAGCATGGTAAGAATCAATGGGAAAGACATATTGCAGTCAGATATCCCAAAAGAGGAGTTTCAAGAGATCCTCTTACGGAGATTGGACGAAGAGATGGCAAAGCTCAGATTTAAGAGAGTTAATAAGGGATGAGAGAGGGGAGAGAGCGATGAGAGAAGTTAGGAAAAAGACCAAGCGAAAGAGTCATCCGATGGATGTGATAGGCGAGATCGTGATGTACATCGCCGCATCGGCGTTCGTGGCGATGGTGTTTATCGCGGTACTGTTACTGTACTGCAGGATGGCTGGAGCGCTTGGAATTGTATGGAAGTGAGGTGAGGAAGATGACTGAGAACGAACGATTAACACACAAAAGAGCGAATGGCCAGGGATACTGGACGCAGCGCAAGAAAGAAGAGCTGCTTATGCGTCTGGCAGCGTATGAAAACACCGGATTAACTCCGGAAGAGATCCAGAATGGACAGAAGCCGAACGCCGGGAAAATCAGAGAGATCGCAACCATAATGCCGGATGATGACTTCCGGAAATATCTGGATGAATTTAGGGTGTTGGTGGAAGCCTGGAAAGCAGATGGCCTGGGATACATTTCGCTGAAATGTCAGATCGGGGAGGTAATCAGCCAGGAAGACGCTGGCAAGGTGTTTACTGTTGATCAGTTGCAGCAGATATTTGCTCTAGCAATATGAAAAAGAGTGCTCTCACAGGCTGGCAGGCCTCAAGCACTCAGATAAATAATCAACTAAATTATATAGCAAAATAAGGAGAATAGTCAAATGATGAGTGAAAGAATCGTAACAACCGAAGCCGAATTGCAGACATTAATCGGCGTTGCATCAAGTATAACGTGTGATGAATCAGTAGACGATGGAAAGATCGGGATGAGTCCGGAAGAGTTTGCGGCAGCAATTGCGATTAAAATAACGGACCATCTAACGGGAAGAAAGAGCCTTCCAGAAGATTTAATTATGACTGCAAAACTTGTAAGAGCGATAGTTGAGGGACCGTGTGATTAAAGGAGGAAGAGCATGGATAGTATTAAAATTAACAGCCTTGAGATTGAGAATGTTAAACGTATCAAGGCAGTAAAGATAAATCCGTCAAAAGATGGGCTGACTATATTAGGTGGCAATAATAACCAGGGGAAAACTTCTGTGTTGGATTCTATCGCATGGGCGCTTGGCGGTGATAAATATCGTCCTTCGGAAGCTGCCAGAAAAGGATCTGTAGTTCCGCCAAACTTACATATTGTCATGAGCAACGGTCTGATTGTAGAGCGGAAAGGTAAAAACAGTAGTTTAAAAGTTACGGATCCGGAAGGGAACAAAGGCGGACAACAGCTTTTGAATGAATTTGTGGAACAGCTGGCGCTGGATCTTCCGAAGTTTATGGAAAGCAGCGGAAAAGAAAAGGCTCAAACACTTTTAAAAATCATAGGTGTGGGAGACCAGCTTTCTGAACTGGAACAGAAAGAGACAGAGCAGTTTAATCAAAGACATGCTATTGGACAGATTGCTGATCAGAAAGAAAAATTTGCAAAAGAACAACCTTATTATCCAGATGCACCAAATGAATTAGTATCACCATCAGCTTTGATTAAAGAGCAGCAGGAAATCTTGGCACGAAACGGAAAGAATGAAGAATTCCGGAAAAATGCAACCAAGTTGGAAGAAGATTATATAAAGCTAGATGCTGAGATCAGCGAATTGCAGCAAAAGCTCCAGGAAAAATTGGAACGCCAGGAAGTGCTGGCGGAGTCTCTGGCAGCAGCAAAAAAGACAGTATCTGAATTACGGGATGAATCTACTGCTGAATTGGAATCAAGCATTGCCAACATTGAAGAAATCAACCGGAAAGTCAGAGCAAATTTGGATAAAAATAAAGCGGAAGAAGATGCGAAAGAGTACAGGGAACAGTATAATGCGCTCACAGTACAGATTGCTGATACACGTAAAGCAAAGACAGATCTTCTGCAATCGGCAGAGCTTCCACTTCCGGAATTATCTGTAAGCGAAGGAGAATTAATTTACAAAGGTCAAAAATGGGATAACATGTCTGGTTCTGATCGGCTGAAAGTATCAACCGCAATTGTAAGAAAACTGAATCCAAAATGTGGATTTGTCCTCTTGGACAAGCTGGAACAGATGGATATGCAGACATTGAATGAATTTGGCCAGTGGCTGGAACAGGAAGGTTTACAGGCAATCGCCACAAGAGTCAGCACTGGAGATGAATGCAGCATCATCATTGAAGATGGATATGTAAAGGGGCAGGAACTTTTATCAGAAGAAACGACAGAGAATAATGTACAAGCAGCAGCTCAGACGCAATCATGGAAGGCAGGTGAGTTTTAATGGAGATAACAAAAGGAAGAATACAAGGTGCTAAGAAGATAGTTGTATACGGTCCGGAAGGCATTGGAAAATCAACATTTGCATCGAAATTTCCGGAACCAGTATTTATTGATACAGAAGGCAGTACTAAAAGCATGGATGTAGCAAGGCTTCCACGACCTACTAGTTGGACCTTGCTTCTTGAGGAAATTAAGTATGTAAAAGATAATCCAAGTACGTGTAAAACGTTGGTCATTGACACCATTGACTGGGCAGAACAACTCTGCGTAGAACATGTTTGTGCGACCCATCATAAGACTGGCATTGAAGATTTTGGCTATGGGAATGGCTATGTGTATACCAAGGAAGAGTTTGGCCGCTTCCTGAACAGGCTGGAAGATGTTGTGGAATCCGGTATAAATGTGGTTTTATTGGCACATGCGCAAATCCGGAAATTTGAGCAACCGGACGAATTAGGTGCTTATGATCGATGGGAATTGAAGCTTGGTAAAAAAACTTCTTCTCAGACTTCACCGCTGGTAAAAGAATGGGCGGATATGCTGCTTTTTGCAAATTATAAGACCTATTCCATTGCAACGGATGATAAAGGGAAGAAGCATAAGGCGCAGGGCGGAAAGCGCGTCATGTATACGCAGCATCATCCATGCTGGGATGCAAAGAACCGCTATGATCTTCCGGATGAGTGCGATTTTGATTATAACGTGATTGCATATATTATACAAAATGCATCGACAAATCATACAGTGGCGGAAAAGTCTATTGTTGAAAAAGATTTCATGGATATTCCAAAAGAAATTGATGAAAAAGTTGATTTCAACACCGGCGAAAAAATTCCGGAAGAAAAAAGAGAACCAGTAAAAGAGCCAGTAGAGTACAAGCAGCAGGAGTTGGATATTTCCAAAAGTGAAGTATTCCATCTGAATGACTATATTCCAAAGGCTTTACAGGATCTGATGTATCCAAATCTTGTATCCGAAGAAGAAATTATGGAAGCAGTATACAAGAGAGGATTTTTTCCACGCGGTACTCCATTTCAAAATCTTCCAAAGGAATTTATTGATGGATGCTTAATTGGAGCCTGGCCACAAGTTTTAGGGGTAATAAAAGAAATCAGGAGTAATTATCAGACTCCGTTCAATTAGAGTATGGATAAAACAGGAGGTAATAATAAATGAGTGAAATTGGAAAAGAAATTGGTTGGGAAGATTCCGTTGAAAAGGGGCAGGACTTTGTCCTCCTTCCAGCCGGAGATTATGATTTTGAAGTTGAAAGTTTTGAAAGAGGAAGATATGAAGGCAGTGATAAAGTGCCGGCATGTCCACGTGCTTTTTTAAAATTGAGAATTGATGGACCGGATGGCGCCAGCACAGTTATAAGCGAAAGCCTTCTTCTTTATGACAGGATGCAGTGGAAGCTTGCAGAATTTTTCCTGTCTATAGGAGCAGAAGAGGTAGACGGCCGTGTAAAGATGAATTGGAACATTGTGCCTAGAGCTACCGGACGTGCAACGATTGAGGTACAGCCTGATCGGAATGATCCGAATAAAAAATACAACCATGTAAAAAAATTCCTTCCAAAAACTAAGAAAGAATATAAGGCTGGATCATTCTAATGGAATTACGGCCATATCAGCAAGAGGCTAAAGATGCCATTTTCAAAGAATGGGAAAATGGCAATAAGAAGACGCTGCTGGTTCTCCCGACCGGATGTGGCAAGACGATTGTATTCGCAAAAGTCGCAGAAGAGTGTGTGAAGGAAGGAAGACGCGTGTTAATTCTGGCACACCGGGGAGAGCTGCTTGATCAGGCTGCTGATAAGATTGCAAAATCAACCGGGCTGGGATGTGCTACTGAAAAGGCAGAGCAGACTTGCCTGGGAAGCTGGTTCCGGATCACGGTTGGATCCGTACAGAGTCTCATGCGAGAAAAGAGGCTTAGTCAATTTCCGAAAGATTACTTTAATACGATCATCATTGATGAAGCACATCATTGTATCTCTGATAGTTATCAGCGAGTACTGCAACATTTTCCGGAAGCAGAAGTATTAGGCGTTACTGCGACCCCAGATCGTGGAGACATGAAAAACCTTGGGACAGTATTTGAAAGCCTGGCATTTGAATATACTTTGCCAAAAGCAATTAAGGAAGGATATCTGTCTCCAATCAAAGCTGTAACTATCCCGCTCAAGATTGATATGTCCAGTGTAGGCGTGCAAGCTGGCGATTTTAAATCTGGTGAGATCGCAACAGCCTTGGATCCATACCTGGAAAGCATTGCGGAAGAAATGGAGAAGTATTGTAAAGATAAAAAGACAGTTGTATTTCTTCCGTTGGTAAAGACAAGCCAGAAATTTCGGGATATCTTGAATGCTCATGGATTTTGCGCTGCAGAAGTAAATGGAGAGAGCAAAGATCGTGCAGAAATTCTGGAAGCATTTGATAAAGATAAATATAACGTGCTATGTAATTCCATGCTTCTCACGGAAGGATGGGACTGCCCGAGTGTTAACTGTATCGTGGCCCTGAGACCGACAAAAGTGCGTAGCCTGTATTGCCAGATGGTAGGGCGTGGCACCAGGCTGAGTGATGGGAAAGACCATTTATTATTATTAGACTTTCTATGGCATACAGAACGGCATGAACTTTGTCATCCGGCACATCTGATCTGCGACAGTGAAGAAGTTGCGCAGAAAATGACGGAAAATCTGGAAAAAGATGCCGGATACCCTATGGATATAGAAGAAGCTGAAAAAACTGCTGCGGAAGATGTTGTTGCACAAAGAGAAGAGGCACTTGCCAAACAGCTCGCAGAAATGAAACGGCGAAAAAGGAAGCTTGTAGACCCGTTGCAATTTGAGATGAGTATCCAGGCGGAAGATCTGTCTGGATATGTACCTGCATTTGGGTGGGAGATGTCACCGCCTTCTGATAAGCAAAAAAAGACGTTAGAAAAGCTTGGAATTATGCCGGATGAAATAGACAATGCCGGGAAAGCATCAAAGATATTAGAGCGTTTGGATAAACGCAGGCAGGAAGGGCTTACAACGCCGAAGCAGATTCGATGCCTGGAAAAATATGGATTTCAACATGTAGGCACCTGGCAATTTGATACCGCCAAAAAACTTATAGACAGAATAGCAGCGAATGGATGGCGTGTGCCACGTGATATTAATCCTCTGGAATATAAAGGAGCATAGAAATGGAGCAACGAACAGATCTCGCTGAAATAATTGAATATATCAACCCGGCCGAACTGGACTACCAGGAATGGGTCAATGTTGGGATGGCGTTAAAACATGAAGGATATTCAGTGGATGTATGGGACTCCTGGAGCAGACGTGACAGCAGATATCATGCAGGGGAATGCCGTAAAAAATGGGAGACATTTCACGGTACTTCTGTACCGGTGACGGCTGGTACTATTGTACAAATGGCGATAGATCAGGGATGGCAGCCAAGTTTTTCAAGCTACGAACTCGACTGGAACGATGAAATCAGCACCGAAGGGGTCATCATTGATCAAAGCTGGGTGGAATCAAAAGAATTAAAGGAACCACGTGGATGGAATCCGGTATCTGAGATCACCAGGTATTTGGAGACATTGTTTGAAGCTGGGGAAAACGTAGGGTATGTAACTGGAAGTTGGGAAAAAACGGACGATAAAGGGACTCGTTGGCTCCCGCAAAAAGGAAACTGGGACCGTACTGCAGGACAGTTAATTGAACAGCTGAATCAATGTAATGGGGATATTGGCTCAGTGCTTGGCGATTATAATCCGGAAGCAGGCGCGTGGATCCGCTTCAACCCGTTAGATGGGAAAGGCTGCAAGAATGAAAATGTAACAGATTTTCGCTATGCATTAGTAGAGTCTGATGCAATGGATCTGGAGCAACAGAATGCGCTTATACGAGAGCTTGAGCTTCCGGTTGCATGCCTGGTATTTTCCGGAAAAAAGAGCTTGCATGCAATCGTAAAAGTAGATGCTGCAGATTATAACGAATATCGGAAACGAGTAGATTATCTTTACAATATCTGTCAAAAAAATGGACTCAAATTAGATACGCAAAACAAGAATCCATCCAGATTATCAAGAATGCCTGGTGTCGAACGGAATGGAAAGAAGCAATACATTATAGATACAAATATCGGAAAAGAAAGCTGGCAGGATTGGTACGAATGGATAGAGTCTATCAATGATGATCTTCCGGATCCGGAGTCCTTAGAGGGCGTTTGGAACGATATGCCAGAACTTTCGCCACCTTTGATTGAGAATGTGTTGAGGCAGGGGCACAAGATGTTAATATCTGGTCCAAGTAAGGCAGGAAAGTCCTTCTCTTTGATTGAACTATGCATTGCGATAGCTGAGGGGCGTAAGTGGCTGCAATGGAATTGTTCACAGGGACGCGTGATGTATGTCAACTTGGAGCTGGACCGGGCAAGCTGTCTGCATCGTTTTAAAGACGTATATAACGCTCTTGGTTGGGAGCCGAAAAACATCTCTAACATTGATATCTGGAATCTAAGAGGAAAGTCCGTGCCGATGGACAAGCTGGCTCCCAAGCTGATCAGAAGAGCCATGAAGAAAGAATACATAGCTATTATTATTGACCCTATATATAAGGTCATTACCGGAGATGAAAACAGTGCTGATCAGATGGCAAAGTTTTGTAATCAATTCGACAAAGTTTGTACTGAATTAGGTTCTGCCGTAATTTACTGCCATCATCACAGCAAGGGAAGTCAGGGTGGAAAGAAGTCTATGGATCGAGCCAGTGGGTCAGGTGTATTCGCCCGTGATCCGGATGCGATGCTGGATCTTATTGAACTAGAGACTACAGATGCGTTGATGAAACAGGAAGAAAACAAGGCTATATGTAACGTATGCAAAAGGTTCCTCGACACTCATTATGAATGGGAAGATGATCTATCGCAGGACGACTTATGCAGCCAGGTACAAATGCTCGATTACTGTAAAAGCCATCTTGGTCCTGTGTTAATGTCAGAGCTGAATAAACAGATAGATGAGAGTATAAGCGCTGTAAAAACAAAGACCGCATGGCGAATAGAGGGCACGCTGAGAGAGTTTTCCAAGTTTGAGCCAGTCAATCTATGGTTCGATTATCCAATTCATTATACGGACGAATCAGGGGCATTGAGGGATGTTCAGCCGGAAGAAGAAAAACCACTTTGGCAAAAAGGTAAAGAGGCTCGCAAGAAACAGGGAGAAGAACAGCGAAAAGATAAACAGGCTAAATATGACATGGCAATTACCAGTTTTCGATTTGAACATGATGATATGTATCCGACTGTTAAGGAATTATATGAGCAAATGAAGAGTGATGCAGAAGCGGTTGGAGAGAGATATCCGGCTGAAAAAACAATCTGGAATTCACTAAAAAAACTAGGGTATGCGACGGATAAAGAGTCAAAAAGAATCATTCCCGTCACCTAGAACAAATAAGGTCACGGGAACATTCCCGTTACCAAGGAATAATAAGGTGGTGGGAACGTTCCCGATTTCATTCCCGTCACCAGAAAAATAAGGTCACGGGAACATTCCCTCCCGGCACCTATATATAAATATATAAAAAAATCGGGAACGGGAACGGGAATGTGCGGGCACCCCCTTTAAAGTGTGGGGCGATATGAGCACGCCCCCACACACAGGCGGGAGCCCACCCAGCACAACCGCGAAGTAAGAGGAAAATAAATGTTGGGAAGGAGCTGGTAGAAAAATGTTGCTGATGGAATTTTTTATGCCGATGATTCCTCCGACAGTTACTCACCAGGAGAAACAAGTGCATGTGGTAAATGGCAAACCGGTATTTTATGAGCCGCAAGAATTGAAGCAGGCAAGACAGAAATTGAGTGGACATCTGGCGAAGCACAAGCCTGAGCAAATGTATAAAAGTGGAATCCGCTTACTGGTGAAGTGGTGTTTTCCCAGAGGAAAGCACAAAGACGGCGAGTACCGGATCACAAAGCCTGATACGGACAATTTGCAGAAATTGCTTAAAGATTGCATGACAGCCACAGGATTCTGGAAAGACGATGCACTTGTGGCGTCAGAAATCGTAGAAAAGTTCTGGGCTGAGATTCCAGGGATTTATATCCGGATAGAGAGGCTGGATTGATGGTGATGAAATTAATTGATGTATCACGGCTGCTGGGAGAGGTGTGGAACCTGTACAAAAAATACGGTGTCAGGAAGTTAAACGATGGAGAGCTGGAAAAATTCAGTGAAGAATCAAAAGTTTTGTTTGAAAAATATAAGACACCACTTGCTAAAGACATACTCCTGGCATTGGTTGGGGAAATTGAACGAAGTGCGAAATTTTTTGAAAAAGTGAGTAGATAGAGGGGTGTGGAGGAAATGAAATGTAAGTGGTGCGGAAGCGAGTATCAGACGGAACGGAAGAATACCAGGTACTGCTGCGATGAATGCAGGAAAGCTTCGGAGAAAAAAGCGAAAAAAGAAACTGAGAGGCGGTACCAGGAGCGGAAGCTTGAGAAGGCGAGGAAGCGGCTTAAGCTGGATGCTGATAGGTTATCAATCAGCGATGTGAACGCCCTGGCTAGAGCTGAGGGGCTGACTTACGGAAAGTATCTGGCAAAGCACGGGATGTACTAGGAGGTATGTGATGGGTAGAGCAGAATTTAGACGGGGAAAGCGTGAGGATGAAAAGAAGACCAAAACATTCGTGATGACACATGAAGAGCTGCAAAAGATCCGGCGT